ATGATTTCGTTGTAGTTGATAACACAACTGTACCAGGAAAACGTAAAATTGTAACCAAAGAACTAACAATTGATAAAAAATCTACATTTGATATAGGATTGGATCTAAAAGGCGTAGGTCTAAAAAGTAGACAACTTACCAAACAAGAACACGAATTTATAGGCAGAAAGATATATATCCACTTGACAGAAGACACAAATCTGTTTATAATGTAAGTATGTTTAAAAAAATTATACTTGGACTTACATTTATAATATTATTACAAGGTTGTGGTACAACTGTCGCAGTAGTTGATACAACTGCAAGTACAGTAATTTATACTGCCAAAGCAACTGTAAAGACAGCAGTAAATGTAGTTGATGCTATAACACCAGATATTCTAAATGACGATTAAAAAGAGGAATCAATGACAAAGTATCTATTAGTTGACACGGCAAATACATTCTTTAGAGCAAGACACGTTGCATTTAGAGGAACAGATAGTTGGGAAAAACTTGGACTAGCAGTTCATATTACTCTTAATGCAGTTCTTAAATGTTGGCAAAAACAAAAAGCGGATCATGTTGTATTTTGTTTAGAAGGTAGAAGTTGGCGTAAAGACTTTTATGAACCTTATAAGAAGAACAGGGCAGTCGCCCGTCAAGCCTTAACTGAAGCAGAGCAAGAAGAAGATAAATTGTTCTGGGAGGCATTTGATGACCTTACAAAGTTCCTTAAAGAAAAAACTAATTGTTCAGTATTACGTTGTGAGATTGCAGAAGCAGATGATATAATCGCACGTTGGATACACAAACACCCTGAAGATGAACATTGTATAGTTAGTAGCGATACTGACTTTATACAACTATTGGCTCCTAATGTAAACCAATACAATGGTATTACACAAGAATTACATACACTGGATGGTATATTCAACGACAAGGGTGATAGAGTTATGGATAAGAAAACAAAAGAGCCAAAAGAGATACCTGATCCAGAATGGTTACTATTTGAAAAATGTATGAGAGGCGATACTAGTGATAATGTGTTTAGTGCATACCCAGGTGTTCGTAAAAAAGGCACTAAGAATAAAGTAGGACTAGTAGAAGCATTTGAGGATAGAAAGAACAAAGGCTTTAATTGGAACAACTTGATGTTACAACGTTGGGTTGACCATAATGGTACAGAGCATCGTGTATTAGATGACTATAATAGAAATGTACATTTGATAGATTTAACACAACAACCTACAGAAGTGAAACAATTTGTTGATAGTAATATAGATGAAACTATCGCAGAGAAACATAATGAAATGGTTGGAGCAAAGTTTTTAAAGTTCTGTGGCAAGTATGAACTTAATAAAGTGGCAGAGAATGCCGGCAAGTATGCAGAATTTTTACAAGCAGGATATTCAAAATGACTTATTCAATAAAAACAATAATAGATGGTAAGTTCTGGATAGTGGAAGCAGATGGTAGGAAATGTGGAACACTCAGACAAATCAATAATGAAAAATATGAAATCAATTATAAAAATGGAGTAGTCACTGTAACAGATAAAGTACAACTCCAAGAAGATTTTGGTATTGATATCGAAAATGGATCACAAGAATCAAACATATCTCAACCTATTATTGAAGTAACAAGAAACACAGATGAAAAACACGTTGCAGATGTGCATGGCTTTCCAAGTGCAAGTAAACCATTTAATGTAGTTTATGATGTTAGAAAAAAATTACCATTATATTCTAAAAATGAAAAAAGTCAAAGTATGCATTGTGCAGGATATTATGTTGTTAAATATGAGAATGGATGGACAAGAAGTTTTTGTCCTAAACTTGTAACCTTAGACAAATATCAATGGGTTGGTCCATATAAATCTAAAGAAGATATGTTAACAGTATTAAGGAAAAAATCAAAAGAAGAATAATGGAAATTTTAGGTATTATATCATTTTTAATATTTGTTTATGCATTACCTATATCATTATTATTAATTTGGAATAAAGAAAAACCATGAGCATACACATAAACAATTTTACACATCTAGTATCTAGCAGTACTGATATGCAAAAACCACAAGTAAGTATGAATACAAATGATGCAAAACAACTATTAAATGATATAGTTGAATTGCAAAATAAAGTTATACAACTACAAGATAAACTAATCAATACACTAGAGCAAAACCGCACACCCACTACAGAAGAGTTAGATGGGGGTTCATTTACTTCATAATAGTAGCACTTTACTCTCCTTTTTGATAAATATTATTATAATAGGAGAATAAAAAGTGAGTAGACCAAAACCAGTAATACTAGTAGAAAAAGTCGATAAAGATTACAAGACAGATCAGATTCTTCAATCAGAAGGTATCTGGGCAGTATATTATGAAAACAAACCAATCAACTTAAAAAGTTTTAATGCAATGATTGGTTATGCAAGTCCTAAATATAAAAAAGTTTCATTTTCTAATCCGGGCCATGCTATCAACTTGGCAAAGAAACTAAATGTCCTATTTAAATGTGACAAGTTCACTGTAGTTTTATTGAATGCTGGCAAATGCATATATCCGGAATCAACAAGCGAAAGTTAACAGAACTCCTGTTGGAGCAGGCTAGTCAACTTAATGGGCATCAGGTTGATACGTTATACCCACTAATTTGGGCCAATTTCAGAGAATCAGGCGGATTAAGACTCACAAACTTCGGCAGAAAAGTATTTGTTGAACATTGTAATATTGAATTCACTCCTATTACCCTTAAACAACCTATAAACAATATGAAACAGGTACTTTACTTGGATAAAGTACTAGAATGCCCATTTTTTATTAAAGGAACTCCAACAGCCAAAACAAACCATATTGAATTGTTTGGTGATCAAGTCGCTACAATGCTGGCTTTATATGATGGAGATCTAGATTTATATTTAGAAGCAAATAAACCACTATAGTTACTCCCAATACACCCTACTTGCCCGTATACGGCCCTTATTTAAGCGATTAAACTACCATATTATGGGCATTTTACCCTGTGCAAAAAGTCTTATTTTATGCGGATAATAAAAAAAGGTTGACGTATACAGTAATGGTGTTATTATTAAAATATAGAAACAGGAGAAAAAATGTTAAGTTTTATAGGATTATGTGCAATACTTTTTGTTTGTATTAAGTATTTCCCAGAATTAATCAAATTCGGAATCAAAGTTTTTATAGTATTATTAGTGCTATGGTTGTTCTTTGCAACTTTGGCATGGATATTTGGGTGGAGTTTTGCATTACACTTTAATGATGCATTATTCCAATTATCAACAATGAAAGGAGTAGGAGTATAATATGAGTGCAAAAATGTATGCTTTAGTAGAAGATAATATTGAAAAGTATTACACACTTGCTGAAAAAGTTATTGGCGAATGTGAACATATCGAAGAACTTTATGGTAAGATGGAAGAACATAAAGACTTACTAAATGGTTCAGATGAGAACTACGAAGATGGACTTGGTATGTTATGGAACGAATATTGGTCAAAATATTATTAAAAAAATAGTTGACAGATATTAGATCGGTGTTAATATTAAAATATGAAAACAGGAGATAACATGAATAAAACTTATAAACTTTATCAAATTCATATTAATGAGCAAGAGCATAATAAGATTAATGCTGAAGGACATGATTCAGTTCCTAAACATAAAGCAAGTTTGGATATGAAAATTGGTTTGAAAAAAGATATTTCAGGGTTAGCAAAAACTGCCTGGGATAAAGGTTACTTTACTCATGTTTCAAACATTACTGCAAAAAATTTAGAAGATGTATTCCATGTTGGTAATGTTGGTCCAGAAGAACAGATAGATAGATTTGCTCCAATGTATTCCGTTTCCGTTGGAGATATAGTAGAAGATGAAAATGGTAAAATGTCAGTTGTAGCAGGAATTGGTTTTCAAGATGTTGCATAAAAAGGTTGACAATATCATAAACGGTGTTAATATTAAAATATAAACAATGACAAAGAAATCAGGAGAAACTATGTCAAATACACTTACAGAAAATAGAACGGTTACAAGTAAAGGTGCTTACAAAGGTATCCTTAAGGCGTTCAAAAAGAAGAGACCTGTGTTCCTTTGGGGACCTGCAGGTATTGGTAAATCCGAGTTGATGCAAGGTATTACAGATTCAGGTGATATTGGTAATGCATTACTTATGGATTTAAGAATGGCACTTATGGAGCCTACAGATATTAAAGGTATTCCATTTTACAATAAAGAGTTAGGACTTATGGACTGGGCGGCTCCAGTTGATTTGCCTACAAAAGAATTAGCAGAACAATATGATACTATTGTATTGTTTTTAGATGAACTTAACTCTGCTCCGCAATCAACACAGGCGGCGGCATATCAGTTAGTTCTTAATAGAAGGGTTGGAAAGTATCAACTGCCTGATAACGTTGTTATTGTAGCGGCTGGTAATAGGGAGACAGATAAAGGTGTTACTTATAGAATGCCTGCTCCGTTGTCCAATAGATTTGTACACTTTGAGATGAGAGTTGATTTTGAATCTTGGTTAGAGTGGGCTATTGAAAATAATATTCACCCAGACGTAATTGGTCACGTTACAGTACATAAACAGGATCTATTTGACTTTGATCCTAGATCTTCTGGAAGAAGTTTCGCTACTCCAAGAAGTTGGACTTTTGTAAGTGAACTTATTGAAGATGGTGACGTTGAAGAAGAGACACTTGCTGATTTAGTATGTGGTGCAGTTGGCGAAGGTGTTGGTGTTAAGTTTATGGCTACTATGAAGAACAGTGGTAAACTTCCTAACCCAACAGAAGTTCTTAACGGTAAGGTTAAAAAACTTGATGAGTCAGTTGAAATATCAGGTAGATATTCATTAACAGTTTCTATGTGTTATGAATTAAGAGAAGCATATGAAAAAGATGGTTCTAAGAATATAGAAAAGTTTCATAAACTAGCAGATAACTTCTTTAGGTTTATGATGGATAACTTTGAAACTGAAATGGTAGTATTAGGTGCAAGGGCGGCACTTGTAACTTACAAGATTCCATTAAGACCTAAGTATCTTAAAAACTACAAAGAGTTTTATGACAGGTTCGGAAAATATATCAAAGCCAGTCATAATGCCTAGTTCTCCTGCTAGGTACTTTGGAAAAGGGAGGGTAAAATCTCCCTTTTCTCTTTTTTTAACAGGAAACAATTATAAATATTATTATGAACGAAAAATTTAAACAACTGTTAACTCATGTTACAGATGAAGATTGGGTGCTAGTAATTACACCTGATGGACAATTAAAAACTGTTTTACTACCTAAGAATAAAGATAGTATGACTTATACAATTAAACAAGCAATGGCTATTGCAGAGTCTGGTATGGAAGAAATGTTTGCCCAAGAATTTCAAGAAGAATTCCCTAATTTAGCCGAAAAATTAAACAAAAAAACAATACATTAATAGTTGACATATCTACAAAAGGTGCTATTATAAAATAGTAAGTTAAAGAAAAAGGTATATAGATGTCATTTCAAACAAATAAAACAGGTTCCAAATTCCAATGTGAGGTTGGATTTAAAACAGATCCTGAACTAGATAAATTAGTTAGAGATAAGTTGGTTCAGGCTAGAGTAAGTTTATTAATTAAGCATCCGTTTTTTGGTACACTTGCTACAAGATTAGAACTTATTAATGCAGATGATTGGTTACCTACTGCCGCTACTGATGGTAGAAGGTTTTATTATAATACAAAATTTGTAAATGCATTAGGTATTGGTGAAACAATGTTCTTATTTGGGCATGAAGTTTTACACGTTGTATATGACCATATGGGAAGGTTTGTTGGTAGAGATAAACAATTAGCAAATATTGCCGCAGACTATTGTGTAAATGGTGACTTAATACAAAATGCAGTTGGTGATCCTATTACAACTGTTGATATGATACATGACAAAAAATATTATGGTTGGTCATTTGAAGAAGTTTATGATGACCTTTATGAAAATGCAGACAAAATTGATATTGAATCTTTACTAGATAAAGTTCTTGATGACCATTTAGAAGATAAAGATGGTAAAGGACAAGGACAAGATGGTAAAGATAAAGATGGTAAAGGACAAGGTAAAGGTAGACCAGTTCTTTCTGAAGAAGAAAAAAGACAAATTAGAGAAGAGATGAAGGCGGCTGTACTTGGTGCGGCTCAGAGTGCAGGTGCTGGTAATGTTCCTGGTGGTGTTAAAAGACTTATTGAGCAATGGACACAACCTAAATTAGATTGGAGAACATTACTACAACAACAAATTGAAAGCACAATTAAAAGTGATTTTTCTTTCCAAAAGATAAACAGACGTTCATGGCACATGGACGCAGTTCTTCCTGGTATGAACAATGATGAAAAAATTGATGTTGCTATTGGAATTGATATGTCAGGATCTATTAGTAATTCTATGGCAAGAGATTTCCTATCTGAAGTAAAAGGTATTATGGATGCCTATGAAGATTACAATGTTAAGGTATGGTGCTTTGATACTTCTATATACAATGAAAAAGATTTTGATCCAAGTAATGGAGAAGAGTTAATTGACTATGTTCCAATGGGAGGCGGAGGAACAGACTTTGAATGTAATTGGGACTATATGAAAGAAAATGGTATAGAGCCTAAGAAGTTTATTATGTTTACAGATGGTTACCCATTTGGTAGTTGGGGTGATGAAATGTATTGTGATACTGTATTTGTTATCCACGGTAGCGATGATATTGTTCCACCATTTGGCACTTATGCATATTATGAAAGAGCTTCTAATAAAAGAGCGGCATGATAAAATTATTTAAACTTATGATGAAGGAAAAAGATATTTCCGTAATATACATATCAACATTGTTTTTTGTTTTGTGGATAATGTATTCAAGTATACAATACTTTTCAAAAGTTGGTTTTTAAATGAAAAAACTATCTGAGTTTGATATAGAAGCAAAACTATCAGGTGGTGCAGTCTTTGAAATAGGTGTTAAACAATCCAAAAGAAATAAAGCAATAAGAAGAATAGCACAACCTCTTATGGAAAAATATTGGAAAGATAGTGTAACTAATTTACATAGAATATATCGTATAGCAGAATATCTATTAGACAGAAGCAAAAGAAAAAAATGAAATTACTAAAATTTATATTTGTGAATCTAATAGTAACACCTTTATTTTATGCAATGACATTTCCAATTTGTGGTGTAATTGCTTTAATGGATTGGAATAACGGAAGAACTTTTAAAGAAAATATAAGAGAAGTGATGGGTGTGAAAAAGAAATGAATCCTTTAAATGTTTTAAATCAAAGAGAGGTATCAATTATGCCTCCGCATTTTACAAAGATTAATCATAAGATTAATTATAT